ACAAGTTCAGCAATAGAAACAAGACAGAAACCACATCTTATTTTTGCTAAACTTCTTTATGACGAACTAAACGACATCAAATTACCAGTAGAACTTGGTAAATAAAATTAGAATGGACATCTGCCAACCGTTATTATGGATTGGGTGATTTTGCTAAGAAGTTTGGTGGTTCTCCATCAAATATTCACACGCAACTTCGTTATCTAACGAATGAAGTTCAATGGAAACGTATCGAAGATAGGATGAAAACTCCTGGTAAGTCTATTGATCGTTACATGAACTATGCGTATAGTTGGATTGGTTGGGGCATTCATGGTGCCCGTACATCTTATGCACATGAATATGCTAACCGACTGATCACGGTAGAGGTTTGATAAAATAGAATAAATATTGGGGAGTGCTGCAGAACTCCCCTTTATGATTAACTTTGGAAAGAAGAAACCAGATATAAAACAATATGCTATAATAGGAATCATATTATCGTCTATTATTGCAGCACTCTCTCAATGTACAGGATTATCTGAAAGTAAATTATGGGATTTATTTGATGAGATACAGAGAAAATATTTTCCACAAACTATAATTAATGAGTTTGTTATTAAAGATCCAGAAAAATTAGAACGTAGGATTAAGCGTGATATTGACTCAGCAATTTCTCAGTATGAACGCTTGACGGGAGACGCTGGAGAGGTTAAAATGATTGCACCGAGGTTGGTTGAGAAACCACCAGACGGTAGCAAAGCGCAAGAACTACTAGGTGGTGAAATGCGACTTTGTGCTCCATGGGTTGACGACTGCCCCAAAGAGTGATACAATAACTACATAAGGGACTGTCGCCTATTGGTTAAGGCCCACTGCTTATAACGGTGTGAACGGAGTTCAATTCTCTGCAGTCCTACCTAGGGTAGGTGTCCGAGTGGTTAATGGAGGCGGACTGTAAATCCGCTGGCTCTGCCTACGGGGGTTCAAATCCCTCCCTGCCCACCTTGGAGAGGTGTCCGAGTGGCTTAAGGAGCAGACCTGGAAAGTCTGTGTGGGAGCAATTTCACCGAGGGTTCAAATCCCTCTCTCTCCGCTTGACGATCAAATCAATTTATGATATGATTGTCTCATGTCTCAGTAGCTCAGTGGAATAGAGCAACCGCCTTCTAAGCGGTCGGTCGTTGGTTCGAATCCAACCTGAGACGCTTGACTTTTTGTGAAAAAAGTCTTATAAATAAAACACTTAGGTCGAAACAATGTCTTACTCCATGATTAACAAGCAGTTTAGTAATCTCGATTGCCGCGATTGGCATATTGAGGGTACTCCCCTGTTTGCAGATATGGAAAGACATATGTAAGATGTAATCCATAAAAGCAAATAGAGGGGAGAGAAACCAAAAGTTTCCTCCCCTTTTTTGTTGCTTGGACCAGTTTCCTAAGTGTCCACCAATCTCCCCCCAGAGTCCAAAAGGTGGTATTCTTAAAGGGTGGTTGAGAGACCACCAGCACATCGACAACTGAATATCTATCATATTATTGGGACATTAACTCAGCGGTAGAGTATTCGGCTTTTAACCGATTAGTCCTCGGTTCGAATCCGAGATGTCCCACCTTGACCCATTAGTGTAGCGGTCTATCACGCCACCCTGTCACGGTGGAGATCACGGGTTCAAATCCCGTATGGGTCGTTGCTACGCTGCCGATGGAGTGTCCCTCCTTGGCAGTTGTAGCATCAAGTTCCTATCGACTAGCGGTTAGGTCACCACCCTTTCAAGGTGGCAGCACGGGTTCGAATCCCGTTAGGAATACTATGGAATCGTAGCTCAGTGGTAGAGCACTCGGCTGATAACCGAGCGGTCACAAGTTCAAGTCTTGTCGGTTCCACCTTGGCAGTATAGCTCAGTCTGGCAGAGCACGGGTCTCATATGCCTATGGTCGATAGTTCAAATCTATCTACTGCCTTGTGTCGTTAGCCTAGTGGTAAGGCAGTGGTTTGTGGAACCACCTAGATGGGTTCAATTCCCATACGGCACCCCATTGAGAAATCGTCTAACGGTAGGACACCTCCCTTTGAAGGAGTTTATCTAGGTTCGAGTCCTAGTTTCTCAGCCAGTCGGGTTGGTCTAATGGTAAGATGCAGGTCTCCAAAACCTTGCGATGGGGGTTCGAATCCCTCACCCTTCGCCAAGTTCTTTTAGCTCAGTGGACAGAGCAGTAGGCTACGAACCTATGTGTCGGGAGTTCGAATCTCTCAAAGAACGCTTGACAGATTCTTGTAAATCTGTTAATATATAAAATGATAGAGGCTACGTCTCTGTTATATCCTTGAGGTATATCACACGTAGTCCATCAAGTCGATGTGGCGGAATTGGTAGACGCGCTGGGTTTAGGTTCCAGTAGAGTATTCTGTGAAGGTTCAAGTCCTTTCATCGACACTTGACAATTAAAACTAAATAGTTTATAATTGTCTCATATGCGGGGTTAGTTCAGCGGTAGAACGCTATCCTTCCAAGTTAGATGTCGTCGGTTCGATTCCGATACCCCGCTCTTGGTAGTCGTTATGCAGATAGCATAGAAAGACGCCAACTAAATCCTATGGGAATCTCATAGGTCAAGGGAGTGATCACCCTTGCGGGAAGTTCTCTAACACTTCCCATTTCCTCTGGTAGTCTATTGGTAAGGACGGGTGGACAACACACATGGAAACTGGGTTCGATTCCCAGACAGAGGTAACATTATTCCCCTGTGGCGCAGCGGTAGCGCAGTTGACTGTTAATCAATGGGTCGCAAGTTCGAATCTTGCCGGGGGAGTTGGAAGTTCTTCGGATCTTCCAAATTGCTGTTTGCGCTGGAAAGATAAACCAGAATGCCGCAGCAACAAACAGAATAAAGGGTCCAAACTTTTATTCTCATAGTGGGGTTCGGCTATACCTCCGTTAAACAAAATGGCCGCCAGGGAGATTAGCACAGAGGTAGCGCGGATCCCTTACAAGGATTAGGTCACTGGTTCGATCCCAGTATCTCCCATTTTTTGGTATAAATATTTTTTTGAATTGAATAGGATGAGGGAAGATGATAGTAGTAAGATGCAAGGAATGTAATAAGGAAATAACAAGTCATCCATCAAAAACACAATGTTGTGGTTGTCCAAATATGATGACTGTAAAAGGTGATAGTGTTTCTGCTATTGACTTATCTAAGATTGTTATGGTAAACTCTATTAATAAAGACCAAAAGAAAAATGTTCTTTCCTCTCAGGATCTTGCTTATCAAGAGGCTAGAAGGCAAAGAAAAGTTCGTAAACTGGATTTCGAAATCCGATAGGAGGATTGGCAGAGTTAGGTTTAATGCAGGGGATTGCTAATCCCCCGATGTACTTTAAGTGCATCCGTTGGTTCAAATCCAACATCCTCCGTTTGGAAAGGTGACCGAGTGGTTTAAGGTAGCAGTCTTGAAAACTGCCGTGTTAGTAGCACCGTGGGTTCGAATCCCACCCTTTCCGTTTTAAGATTAGTTACAAATTTAACAATCTCTTTAACAGTGTTACGTAATGAACACATTTATTGACGATGAAAGAACCGTGATTAGTATATAGTAGTATCACGGGACAGACCCATGGATCAGCACACCTACCTTAATTGGGTGAAGATCAAGGCAACATTTGAAGAGTCTGGTAATACAGACAATATGTTTTATAAAAGAGCAGTTGAAATCGTAAAAACTCGTAGAGATCCTCTTGCAAAGTTTCTTGGAGATGAAAAATGATGGAACCATTTGACGATGATTATGTTACTCGCACAGAAGTACAGGAGATGATTGATGCTGCTATACGAAGGCACAATCGAAATGCTTCCATTATTTCTATGTGCGTTGGTTGGGTGGTTCTTGCTCTATTTGCTGAGGGACTGTTGAGATTGGTTGGGGTTATTCCGCCTTTACTACCATGGCTCAAAATCACTCTGAACTAATTTTTTTGGTTCCGTGGTTTGTTCTTTTAGTTATTTCTATATCAATGTTTGTGCAGGGATGGATGATTATGAATGCTCATCATGGGTATTCAAAAAGTCCAAAAGTCAAACACCCAGAATTAAACGACGTTAAGGCAGGAGATCCTTTACTGGTGATTAGATTTACAGAAGAAGATTTACAAGAACTACATCAAAGAATTCTTCAACAAAAAATGGATGAACTCTTTGAAGAACCATCTACTTACGAGGATGATGAAGATGATGACCAATGAAGAATGGATAATTTTTATTGAATTTGTTTCGCATGTTCTTTATATGTTTGTCTCATTTATGTGTGGAATTATAATAGGATATATTGTAGGTTCTAGGAGCGGAGGAGATTACTAATGATTAGGTTAATTTTAAATTCTAGTATTATATTTTCTATGATCTCAGTGTTTATTCACTGGGGTTTAACTCATGCATATCCAAACCAATGATTTTTAAACTAGTAGAAACTTTGTTAAATAATAATGTGTTTTTGGGTGCATTATGCTACCTCTTGACTATGGTTCCAGTTATTGGTATAATGATCGTACATTCAAAACACAGCGGGACGTAGCTCAGTTTGGTAGAGCAGGCGCTTTGGGAGCGTCAGGCCGTAGGTTCAAATCCTATCGTCCCGACTCATAAATCTACTTTATGAAAAAATGAATCAGGAAATCGACCAACTTCAAAAGTTTACAGTAGAAGAGTTTCAAGCAGATTTTGATAATCTGATGGATAGAGTAGAAAAGGGAGAGTCCTTTTTAATAACTAGCGAATATGGAAATGCAGTTATAGTTCCATATAAAGAAGTCATCGATATTATGGGTGGAGTAGATTTGTCTATACCTACTCCTAGTGATGATGATCTCTTAAAAATTTATAAAGATCATGAAGAAGGATGTTAACTCAACAAAAAATCCTCTTCGTCCATATTCCCAAAACCAGTGGATCTTCAATTACATTTCATTTATCCAGAAAAGGATTAGATAACTGGAAAAGAGACTTGTTAAATTTCAAGCATCATGACTCTCTTATTCAGTTATTGCAGAATAATATAATTGATGATAAAGTATTTAAGTTCAGTGTAGTTAGGAATCCATACACGAGAACATATAGTTATTATCATCACTTCATGAAAATAAATTCGTGTTCTCTTACACTTAACGATTTTTTGTGGATCATTAAAAGAAAAATTCATTTTAATGAAACTCCATTAATACAATATCCTCAAAATTTTTATATCTTAAATGAAGATGGTAAAATTGGCGTTGATAAACTTTATAGATATGAAAATCTACATGAGTTAGAAATTGATTTAAATTGTAAGTTTGATAAAATTAATGTGGGAAACTATAAAAAAGATTCCTACTATAAAGATTATACTAATGATAATATAAATTTAGTTAAAGAAATTTTCTTTGATGACTTTAAAATTCTTGATTATCCATTAGAATTTTCTTAATTTTTCTGGGAGTATAGCTTAATGGTCAGAGCGGCCTGCTTATAACGGGTTAGTCTGGGTTCAACTCCCAGTACTCCTACCTCGCTCCTTTAGCTATCTGGTGAAAGCAACCGACTCATAATCGGTCTCAGGTGGGTTCGATCCCCTCAAGGAGCATGGACACTTAATATAGTGTCCTTATTGACTTTTACAAGTCAACCCTTTATAATAACAAGGTCAACATTCAAAACAATGACTCTCACTGCTAAATTCAAGAAAGACATTCAAACCCTCCGTGGTGCTGCAAACGGCGAATTCTACCTTGATGTAAAGAATCCGAAACTTTTCAAAAAGGTTCGTCGTTACTATGAAAATGAAGGAGTAGTATTTTCTGGTGATCCTATGGATGATTATGAAATGCTTATGGAATATGTCTTTAATGATCTTGAGACTGCAGAAGTTGCATGAAAACTAAAGTTATCCTTGAACGAGAAGGTTTTCGGTTTGTCGAAAAGGGAATTATTGAACTAAACGGCAAACCTGATTATCGCCTTCAAATGCAAGATTATTATTCAAAAAAGTGGAATGACGTTTATTTGTTTGATAATTCTATGCAATGTTCTCTTGCAATGGAAGATATTGAATATGCAAAATGGTTAACAAACCAACCTTGTTATATTGATCCAGATGATATTGAATATTGGGAATAGATTAAAATGTTTGCAAATATAGAAAAGGTAAATGTTTTACCTGAAACTATAATTAAACTTAGTTATAACTTTAGTTTCGAAAGAACACTAAAAACTAAATGTGATGAAACTATTGGGTATTCTAGTAATCATACTGAAAAAGTCCCTCTAGAGCATGGAAACGCTACCTCAACTGTCCTACATAATGTGAATGGCCAACCACATACCTGGACAGAAAATAAAAGGTTTGTTGAATTTTTATATGCAAACATTCCTGCTATTTTAAATGAGTTTCAATTAATTGAACAACCAATTTCAATAGTTCAATCTTGGATCAATCGTCATTCTACGGGTGGAGAAACTTTAGAACATAACCATCATTCAGTTGATTTGGTTGTTAGTTCTTACTTGTTTTGTCCACCAAACAGTGGTAATTTGTTGATCAGAGATCCTCTGGAGTATCATAACTGGTGTAGTTTTAGGAAACCATCTCCAAGTGAAAAGTATCCTTATCCTTGGTTAGAAGTTCCTGTAAAAACAAATGATGTTTTAATTTTTCCTGGTTGGTTAATGCACAAAACAGAAAAAAGTAAAACTGAAGTTGATAGATACGTAATGACTATTAACCTAAAGTATGGAATGACGGACCCGATGATGAGTCCCGGTATGACTTAAAACTAGCCCTGGTCGGGAGCAAAACCCCTCATGTCTAAAACTAGTGTCTTAAGATACATTGGTAATATTCTTCTCATACTTGGTTATCAAATCATGCTTTGGGGAGATTTTAAATATGGGTTGTTGGTAAAGTTTATTGGTGGCGCTTTAACAATACCATTTGCAATTAAATTAAGACTCTATGATGTTTTAGTTTTATGCGTTTTCTTTTCAGTTAACGAGATTGCAAAATTAACCCAACTTTTCCTAGTTAGTACAAACTAGGTGGTGGAGTCAAAATGACCCCTATGAGTTTCTTGCTTCTCTCAAGAGCAAGTGGTGCGGATGGGACTCTCTCCCGCCTGGTTTCCAATTTCCAGATAAAGAATTGGTGGCGAGCCTGAGCTACCTAAGAGGAGTTGCATAAACTCCTCTTTTTTTGTATAATACATACTACAGAGATTATTAATTCTTTATGAGTCAATATGTAAAGAAAGCACTTGTTCTTGGTGCTGGTGGTTTCATTGGAAGTCACATGGTAAAAAGACTACGCGCCGAAGGTTATTGGGTACGTGGTGTAGATTTAAAATATCCAGAGTTTTCTGATACGGAAGCAAACGAATTTGTTATTGGAGATCTAAGAGATATTACTTTTGTTGAGCGTGTAATTCAATATAAAGGAGATCGTGGAAACTTCTATCATTTTGTTCCTTCACGTTATCTCCAAGCATTTGATGAGATCTATCAGTTTGCTGCTGATATGGGTGGCGCAGGTTTCGTCTTTACTGGTGAAAACGATGCTGATATCATGCATAACTCGTCACAAATTAATCTTAATGTTCTTGAATCTGTAAGGAAGTTCAATGATTTCCTAGGAAAGAACGTTACCAAAATTTTCTATTCTGGATCTGCCTGTATGTATCCAGAGTATAATCAACTAGATCCTGATAATCCCGATTGCCGTGAAGAATCAGCATATCCCGCAGCACCCGATTCTGAATATGGTTGGGAGAAATTGTTCTCAGAGCGGTTGTTTTTCGCTTATCATCGTAATTATGGGATCCCTGTTCGGGTTGCTAGGTATCATAATATCTTTGGACCAGAAGGAACTTGGGAAGGAGGTAGAGAAAAAGCACCAGCAGCAATCTGCCGTAAGGTCGCCTATCTTCCAGAGGAAGGTGGATCCGTCGAGGTGTGGGGAGATGGCTTACAAACTCGTTCCTTCCTGTATATTGATGAATGCATCGAAGCAACCCGTAGAATGATGGATAGTGATTTCATCGGACCTGTTAATATTGGTTCAGAAGAAATGGTAACTATCAATCAACTTGTAGATACTGCTGCTAAAGTTGCTGGTAAGGTTGTAGAAAAGAATCATATTGATGGACCTCTTGGAGTTCGTGGTCGCAACTCTAACAATGATCTTATCCGCGAAAAACTCGGTTGGGATTATTCTCAACCACTCGAAGAAGGTATTCGCAAAACCTATAATTGGATCTCTGAACAAATCGCTAAGAAATAAAAAAATGAAAGTAATATCTAATTTTTCATCAAATTATCCTGAAGATCCTATTAGATTTTTTAATTTTGAGGAATTTGAAGAAAAGGCAAACGACTGTCTTCTCTTCATCGGATGCAATCCAGATGAAAGTGTAAAGATTCCGTCAGATATTCCTAAGATTCTATTTTCAACTGAAGAACAATATAATCCAGAGTATCAAAATAATGATCCATTTAAAACTGATACTTATGTTCCATATGTAGATAAGATCCTTACAATTTGTGATTCCAAAGTTACAAAAAGAGAAAAAAGACAGAATGTATTTTTTCCCTTTAATAAGGATATGATTCCAGAACCAACTGAAAAAATTTACGATGTAATCTATACTGGATTCGCTAACATTCCTCACGTTCAAGAATTAACCAGTATTATATCAAAATTTAATTATAGGTTTGTTTCTTTCTCTAGACAGACAGGAAAAGAAACAGATATCAATGCGACATACTCAGAAAAACTTAAATTGGTTGCTCAGAGTAAATGTTCTATTGTTCACAACCTTCTTAGTTGTGGTACTCCTCAACTTAAGAGTAGGCCTTTTGAAGCAGCGTTTTCAAAAACATTAATGTTAGTTTTAAAAGATGAGTATAATGTAATTGAAGAATGGTTTACTCCTGGTGAAGATTTTATCTATTTTGATACTCAAGAAGGTCTAGCAGAGTTGATTGAAACTACAACAAAGAACTATTCTGACTATTCAAATATTATCGAGAGTGCTTATAATAAAGCAGTCAATGAATATACTACAGAAAAGTTTATTGAAAAATATATTGGTTTTAAGAAATGAAAAAATTTATTGTAACTACAACTATAAATCCTCCAACAGAAGCAACAATTAAGTACTCTCAGAAAACTGATTGGACTTTGATTGTTGTTGGGGATACTAAAACACCTCATCAAGAATATGAAAAATTAAATTGCATCTATTTGCATCCAGATGAACAAGAACAAAAGTATCAAGAATTATCTGATACTATTGGATGGAAATCCATTCAAAGAAGGAATATTGGATTTGTAGAAGCATATAATTTGGGTGCAGATATTGTAGCTACAGTAGATGATGACAATATCCCTTATGATAATTGGGGAGAAGATCTTTACATCGGTCAAGAAATTGAATGTGATTTATATGAACCCACGTTACATGATGTGTTTGATCCTCTTTCCATTACTCAAAGGAATGAAGTTTGGCATCGTGGATACCCAATAGAATATGTACCAACTCGGCATAATGTCGAATACAAAGGGAAAATTAAAAGAAAAGTATTAGTACAAGCAGATCTTTGGGATGGAGATCCTGATATTGACGCATTAGCAAGACTTTCTATTAAACCAATAGTGAAGTATTCTGATGTAACATCTCCATATTGTTCAAATAAAATTTCACCATTCAATAGTCAAAATACTTTTCTTGCTAGAGAAGTAATTCCATTTTATTCAGTATTACCTCATGTTGGTAGAATGGACGATATCTGGGGTGGATATATACTACAACATTATTTTCCAAACTCTGTTATCTATAATAGAGCATCTGTTTATCAAGATAGAAATGTTCAAGATCTAATTACAAACCTTGAAAAAGAAGTAATAGGATATAGAAATACTTTAAATTTAATTAAAGATTTGGAAAATTACGTTAATTATCTTCCAAAAGAAACCCAAGAATATTGGGATGTTTATCGTAGAGTTTTTGAATGATATGATTTCTTTTAATAATATTGGTAATCTGGGTAGACTAGCGAACCAGATGTTTCAATATGCTTCTTTGAAGGGCATAGCAAAAAATAGAGGATTTGATTATTGCATTCCTCCTAAAGATGCATTTGGTGCTTTGGATACTTTGGTAAGAAGATCTGATACAAACTTATATGAATGTTTTGATATTCAGTGCGAAAGATATGGGATAACTCAATATAAAAACAGAGAAGAATCTACATTTTCTTTTGATGAAGATCTGTTTAATAACTGTGATGATGAGACAAATATAAACGGTTATTTTCAAACTGAGAAATATTTCAAAAATATCGAAACAGAAATCAGAAAAGAATTCATCTTCAAAGATGAAATATACACTCCAACAAAAGAAAAATTTGATGAATTTTTTCCAGGAACAAAAGTAATTTCACTTCATATTCGTAGAGGTGATTATGTTACTAATCCAAATCATCCAGTTCAACCATTAGAGTATTATCAGAAAGCTTTAAGTTTGTTAGATGAAAACGTTCCAGTTTTGATTTTATCTGATGATCCAAAATGGTGTAATAATCAAAAAATGTTTGAGGACGACCGATTTTTTGTATCTGATCTTGGAAATAGCAATGTAGATCTTTGTTTAATGACTATGTGTAATTATCATATTATTGCTAATAGTTCTTTTAGTTGGTGGGGATCTTGGTTAGCTAAGAGTGAAAAAACTATAGCGCCAAAACTATGGTTTGGTGATAGACTATCAAGAGAAAAAGATACGAAAGATATCTATTTGGAAGATTGGATTGTTATTTGAGGTAAGTATGCTTTTAAGTTTTTCACAGTTGTACAAGAAGTACAAGTTTAATATCAAAGGTATAATCCATATTGGGGCACATTATGGGGAGGAAATTCCAGAATATATTCATTATGGAATTCAAGATATTGTACTTTTTGAACCTTTAACTTCAAACTTTAATGTTTTATCTGAACGAGTTAAAGATCTTAATGCTAACATTGAGGGGCATCAATTAGCACTAGGTAATGATAATAAAAAAGTTTCAATGTATTTGAGTAGTAATGAACAACAGAGTAGTTCAATTCTCAAACCAAAAATTCATTTGACTCATCATCCAAATGTAACATTTGATGGTGTTGAAGAAGTTGATATGGTAAAATTGGATGACTTCAGTTATACTAAGTACAACTTCATTAACATGGATGTTCAAGGTTATGAACTTGAAGTGCTCAAGGGTGCTACAGAAACATTAAAAAATATTGACTATGTTTATTGTGAAGTAAACCGAGATGAGGTTTATGAAAACAATGCATACGTTGAGGAGATTGATGAGTTTCTATCTTCATATGATATGAAGAGAGTTGAAACTAGTTGGGAAGGTAAAATTTGGGGAGACGCTCTTTACATCAGGGAAAAACTTTTATGAAAATCTGCATTCTTACTATTGCTACAAATAAGTATTTGAAATTTATTGAACCTCTTTACAATTCAATCGCTGATAATTTCTTAGTAGACCATGAAATAAATTGTCTACTGCTTACAGATCATGAGTGTGAAGCATCGGATAATGTAAAAGTTAGTTTCATTGATCATGAACCTTGGCCTATGCCTACTTTAAAAAGATATAATTATTTTCTAAAAGAAAAGGATTATATCCTAGAACATGATTACTGCTTTTATCTTGATGCTGATATGAGAATTCATTCTCCAGTAGGTGAAGAAATCCTAGGCGATCTTGTTGGAACTATTCATCCTTGGAAATTTAATCAGAATCCAGAAGATTTTACATACGAAAGAAATGAAAAATCTCTAGCATACATTCCTGTTGGGGAAGGTCTTAACTATTTTGCTGGAGGATTTAATGGTGGAAAGACAGATAAATTTATTGAAATGTCTGAGGTTATTGCTGATAGAGTTAATAAAGATTTAGAAAATAATATCGTTGCTGTATGGCATGATGAAAGTCATATGAATCGATATATGGTAGATAATCCTCCTTCTAAGATTTTAACCCCCAGTTATTGTTTCCCTGAAGAGTTAATGGGAAATCCAAACTACCCATTTGATCCTAAAATTATTGCACTTCAAAAAAATCATTCTGCATTAAGAACATGAAAATAGATTTAAGAGAAATTCCCGCTCTCTATATGAACTTGGAAAGGCATGTAGAGAAGAATGAAAACATGCAAAAAATCCTATCTGAATGTGGATTTAAAAATATTCAAAGAGTTGAAGGTGTTCCTAGACCAGATAATCCTGTTGCTGGATGTTCTTTGGCTCACTTTAAAGGGTTGAATGAATTAGATCCTCCTTTCATTCTTTTTGAGGATGATTGTATGATTAAAAACTTTCAACCAGTTATTGAAGTTCCTGATGATGCAGATGCTGTTTATTTGGGAATATCTTCATGGGGAAGAATGAATGGGCATTCTGGACCATATGTTCAATATCAAAAGGTTGAAGGTTATGATGATCTTTACCAAACATATAATATGTTAGGTGGTCATGCAATTCTCTACCTATCTAAAGAATATGTTTCCATGTGCTCAAGAGTATGTTATCATGCTGGAAATATTATCGAGGATTATCAAGACATTGGATTTGCTGAAATTCAAAGGTGGTTTAACATTTATACCTTCAATGAACCATTCTTCTATCAAACAAGTGGATATCATGGAACAGTTAATAAGTTGACCAGTTATCCAACCGAGGAATGTTTTACATATAACAAACAATACTTTTTACCGGAGAGAATCGTATGACTAAATCATTAGTGACTGGAGGAGCAGGATTTATTGGATCTAATCTAGTAGATCGTCTCATTGAACTTGGACATGAAGTTATCGTAATTGATAATGAATTTTCTGATGCTCATGATCATTTTTATTGGAATGATAATGCTAAGAATTACAAGTATGATATTCGTGATTATCAAAACACACGCCCTCTTTATGAGGGAGTAGATTATGTATTCCATCTTGCAGCAGAGGCACGTATTCAACCCGCTATCAATAACCCTGTTGAAGCAGTTAGCATTAATACTGTTGGAACATGTACAGTTCTTCAATGTTCTAGAGAGGCTGGAGTTAAGAGAGTAATGTACTCTTCGACATCTTCTGCTTATGGTAGAAATCCAACTCCAAACATTGAATATATGATTGATGATTGTTTGAATCCATATTCAGTTTCTAAAGTTGCTGGAGAAAAACTCTGTAAAATGTATACAGAATTATTTGATCTTCCTACAGTTACTTTTAGATACTTTAATGTTTATGGAGAACGTCAACCTCTTCGTGGACAGTATGCACCTGTAATTGGTATTTTCTTACGTCAACATAAAAATGGAGAACCTCTAACTATTGTTGGAGATGGTCAACAATGTAGAGATTTTACTTATGTTGGAGATGTTGTTAATGCAAATATTCTAGCAGCAACAAAAGAAGTAGATTCGCAAGCATTTGGTTTGGTTTATAATGTTGGTACAGGGAAGAACTATACTATTAATAGTGTAGCAAAAATGATTTCCGATAATACTGTAAATATTGAACCAAGACTTGGTGAAACGAGAGTAAGTCTTGCTGCAAACGAAAGAATTAAAAATGTTTTTGGTTGGGAACCAACTATGAAACTAGAAGACTGGGTTTCAAATGCACTAAAATGATAAAAGTTTTTATATTTGCATTTAATAGACCAGACATTCTTCAATTGCAAATTAATTCTATTAAGAAATATCTTATTGGAAATTTTTCAATAGAAGTTGTCTATGATTATCGAGATGATGTTCATGGTAATGAATTTGAAAAAATTTGTTTAGACAATAAAATTGTTTTACATAGACATCAATCGTATCCAGGAAAATCTGCAAGTCAATATCATGCAGATACATTAATGTGGGTTTATGATAATCTTATTCATAATGATGATATCGTGATCTTTTTGGATCATGATATCTTTTTGTTGGATGAATTTGATGTTAAAAAATATCTAAATGATTGCGATATTTCTGCATGTTTGCAAAGTAGAGGTCATGTAGAGTATACTTGGCCTGGACTTTTACTATTTAAATATTCATCGATCAAAGATATCAATTTTAATTTTGATCCTACTTATGTTGAAGGACAATCTCTCGATAGTGGGGGAGGAACTTATAGCATATTGCGAAATGAAAAAATAAAATTTCTACCAATAGAAATTGAATACCCAGATACATACAAAGAAATTGATCTTTTGAATCCAATTCACAATAATGGATTTGGATTTGAATTGTTTATGGATGGAAAGTTTTTACATTTCAGAAATGCTTGTTCATGGCATATGGATATGAACGTCAATGATCATAAAAAAACTGAAATTTTAAATTTAATTCTAAAAGATTTTATATAAAAATGGATAAGAACAAATCTGCATATAAATTGAAAAACCTTGGCCCAATTTATTATCTGAATCTTGATGGGCAACCTGAAAGAAAGGAATACATGGAGTCTCAATTTAAGTATTGGGAAATTGAAAATTATACTCGTATTTCTGCATATGACGGTAGAGATGATGATCTAAGCGATCTTATCAAGGGTCGTTATCCTGAAATGATGAGTTCTGGTGAAGTTGGTTGTATAACTTCTCACCTCAAAGCAATTAAGCATTGGTATGAAACATCAGATAGTCCGTATGCAATCATTATGGAAGATGATTGCAATCTGGATCTAGCTAAGTATTGGAATTTTACTTGGTCTGATTTTTATGCCCATATTCCATATGATTGGGATGTTGTTCAAATTGCTATTATTTGTACTGGCGATTTGCATGTAAAACTCCATAAGAGATTTGTAAATGATTTTTCAACCGCTTGTTATTTGATTAATCGTCATCATGCGGAAAAACTTCTAAAGTTTCATGTTAGAGACAATAAGTATAAACTTGATAATGGTGTTAAACCACGTCCAGTAGCTGATGATTTGATTTACAATTCAGGTAATACTTATTCAATCCCTCTCTTCTTCTATAAAATTGAGTTGGGATCAACAATACATCCAGAGCATATTGATGCTTTTCATAAAGGAAATTATGAAGGACTTTTAAATTTCTGGAGTCAGAATGGATCTATTTTGCAGATTAATGATCTTATGAATTATGATCCATATTTGGGAAGGGTAACCGAAAGCACTGCGATCAGGCAAGAGGCTTGACTTGATCCCAAAGAGAATGTAAAATGTATCAGGTCTCACACAATGAGACTAGTAAACTTTAAAATGGGTTGAACAAACTATGAAATCTATTATTCTTGCTACTACTACTGCTGTTTTTGCTGGTGGTTCTGCACTTGCAGGTGGTCTTGAAGGTTCCTATGTTGGTCCTGGTATTGCCGTAGGCACTGACGGTCAAGGTGCTGCAGCAACTATTGTTGGTCGTGTAGAGGCAGGTAATCTTCCTCTTTCTGTCCGTCCTCAAGTAACTATTAACAGCGAGGTTGAGGGTGCTATTGGTGCTACCTATGATCTAGCTGTTGCAGAGAACACTAACGTTTATCTTGGTGGTGGTGCTGCTTTTGGTGACGCTGGTATTCTTACCTTTGATAATGATACTGTTGGTTATATCCAAGCAGGTGCTGAAACACAACTTGCAGAACATGCAGTTGTCTTTGCTGATGTAAAAGTTGCTCTGACTGACGGTACTTCTGTTGTTCCTACTGTGGGTCTTGCTTGGAAGTTCTGATTTCCTAACAAAACTAAGTATAAATGACTACTGGGGCGCTTGACGCCCCTTTATTTTTCCTATATAATTGTGTAACAATTCTTAATGAATGTAACAATGACTGTAACTACTAATGAATATGGGCAACAGAATATGTTTGCCAAAGAGCCTACCATGTATTACGAGAACTATGGTATGCTCACTCCAAATCAAGTAAGGGAGCGTACCAATGGACGTTGGGCAATGATGGGGTTTGTTGCTGGAATTATTTCTTATGCAGCAACTGGTAATTTTTTCTTTGGTATTTTCTGAGTGCATGATATAATATTTGAATATTTAAAATTATTAAATGCCTGAGATTTTAAATTTATTTTCTATACCAATTTTCGTAGAAAACATTAACAACTATTGTGATGATGGAAATGAAATTATTTCCACAACAATCAAAGATTTAAAAAAAGAAAATTGGAGTTTAAATTCGCCATCATTTAAGCAAACTGAATCAGGAACATTACATAAAAATTTAAGATATTCAAAGTTAGTAAATTTCTTTGAAAGTGTTTTAAATGATATCAAAACAAAATATCATTATGATACTGAAAAATTTGAAATCATTAACATGTGGGCTAACAAGTCTTCAACTAATGGATTTCATAAAGAACACTTTCATACAAATTCTTATTTGAGTGGGGTATTTTATTTGACTGGTGGATCCGAAATATTTTTCAATGATCCAGTCAATAGTAGATCCAATACTTTATTATTCGTCAAATCATCATTAGATAATAGTAAATGTGAAATAAAACCAATACCTGGATCATTAATTGTTTTTCCTAGTTGGTTAGTTCATGGGACTAACCAAAATAAAGATATATTTGAAAGAGTGAGTATTAGTTTTAATACCTTTCCTCAAGGAAAAATAAACTTTAATTCTGGAGAAACATTTAACTATTCCAAATTAGATATTAAAGAATTAGGAAATTAAAACAAATGGCAGTAGAATTTATTTGGACCGTCACGACAGTTGCTTTTTTCGTGATTTTAGGTTATGCTGTAGATCAACTCTCTGAAACTTATTGAGTCTTAACACAATGACATTCAACGTTACACTCCAATCCCCTGACGGAACTGAAACAACAATTCAATGTGCTCCCGATCAGTATATTCTTGAAGCCGCTGAAGAGGCAGGCGTAGATCTTCCTTCATCGTGTAAAGCAGGTGCTTGCTCTGCTTGTGCTGGCAAACTGATTAGCGGTACTGTAGATAATGAAGAACAATCTTTCCTTGATGATGACCAAATTGCTGATGGATGGGTTCTTACTTGTGTAGCATATCCAACCAGTGATTGTGTAATCCTCACTGAACAGGAAGAAAATCTGTGATTGGTAACCTTGAACCAGAGGAGCGCGTTATGGGCAATCCTGGAATGCTTGGACAATTTGCTCTTGCCCTCCAAGAACTTGGATGGGGCGCTGATGATGATATCTCAGTTGAAATTGGTGGAGTTGCAGTAACAGGAACTCCTACTAGTCCAGATGCAAATCCAAAATGGGCAAAACCATTTGGAACAGTATCATATCAAAACGATGCTTTCATCGTAATTAAAAACAAATCAAGGAACCCAGTTGTTCCTTCACAACCAAATCCTGAACTCAAACAACAACATCCTTATAATGGAACACTCTCTAGTTGAACTGCTGACTTATTATGTGATTGTTGCTGCTCTCTTTATTGGAGCACCAGCAGTATTTTTCACAATTGCTTTTATGCCTGCTTTGATGAATACAAAGGGTGCAGTTGTTGGTTATAAAACTCACCGTGATTATGGTGAAACATCTATCTATTCTAAAGTAAAATAAAGGAGAAAACTAATGGAAAAAATCTTTACCGAAACTGCTGAGCGTTGGAACGGTCGCCTTGCAATGATGGGATTCCTTGCCGCTGCTGGTTCTTACCTTGCAACTGGTCAAATTATTCCTGGTGTGTTTTGATGGAGGTTAAAATGCGTAAAGAACAATACGAAGTTCCCCAAGTTCAATTTGCATTTCGTGAAAATGGGGAGTTTGTAAATAAGACATCTTCCGATCTATTTGATGGTAAGCGGGTTATTGTATTCTCTCTACCTGGTGCATTCACTCCTACATGTAGTGCCTATCAACTTCCTGGATTCGAAGAGAAATATGACGACTTTATTGGTCTCGGCATCGATGCTATTTACTGCATCTCTGTTAATGATGGGTTTGTAATGAATGCATGGGCACAAGACCAGAACATCAAGAATGTAAAACTTATCCCAGACGGAAATGCATATTTCACACGTTCTATGGGTATGCTCGTCAATAAGTCTAACCTTGGTTTCGGTGATCGCTCTTGGCGTTATGCTATGGTTGTGGATAATGGAATCATCGAAAAGATTTTTGTAGAACCTGGAATGAGGGACAATGCTGATACTGATCCTTACGAAGAAACAACGCCAGACAAAGTTCTGGATTATGTAAAATCAACAGTCAGAGAAACTGTTACTGCCTGAAGATAATCGAAGCGCCCAAAAGGGCGCTTTTTTTATAAATATCTCAGTGTTTATAGAAAAACGATGACGTTAGATCTTCATAACTTTTTTAAGTTTTATGATGATACAAATGCGAATCATGTAGCAGCAGTTCAATGGTTAGAAGATAATCTACCTGCTCAATTCCTAGACGACTCAGAAACTGATTGGATTGGAATTTTTAGAACTAAACCCCCTACACCAGCAGTTCTTGCAGTTCCATACTTCAATCAAGTAGACAACTATAGAGATGCACATAGAACCTGCAACTCTTCATCGTGCGCTATGTGCCTTGCTTTCCTCAAGCCAGGAAGCATTAAAGGTGATGATGAATATGTTAAGAAAGTATTTGCAATTGGTGATACGACTGATCATGCCGTACAGACAAAAGTTCTGGCTGGTTATGGAGTTAAGTCACACTTTAGTTACAATCTTTCTTTTGCTGATATTGATAAAAGTCTTGATGCTGGGAAGCCTGTCGTTATTGGTATCTTGCATCGCGGTCCTCTATCTGCACCTACTGGTGGGCACATGTGTGTTGTAATTGGTAAAACGCCAGATGGTAAAGGATACTATGTAAATGATCCATATGGCTCATTGAACGATAACTATACTGGTCCAGTTACAAATGGTAAGAAGACCATTTACACCAAAGCAGTTCTTAAGCATCGTTGGTGCCCAGGCGGCAATGATGGTTGGGGAAGAATTTTCGATTGATAGGAGAACAAAAAATGGCACGTATCGATTTGCACAACTTCTTCAAGTTCTATGACGAGAAGAACCCTAATCACGTTAAAGCAGTTCAGTGGTTGGAAGATAATCTCCCAGTCAAATATCTAGAAGATAATATTGATTGGGCAGAAATTTATCGCGGAAAAAAGACTAGTGCTGCACCAGCATCTGCACCCGCTGCTGCAGCTCCAGTAACAGGTGGTGATGATGTCCCACAAATGGGAATTAAATTAATTAAAGAGTTTGAAGGATGTCACTTAAAGGCATATCCTGATCCTCTTACAGGTGGACTTCCAATTACTATTGGTTGGGGTTCAACACGTAAGAAAGATGGATCACATTTTAAACTAGGTGATACATTAACCCAACAAGAAGCAGACCAACTTCTTATCGAACAATGCAAGAATGAATTCCTTCCTGCCTTGCGTAAAATCCCTTATTGGAGTGAAATGTCTGATGGAAAAAGAGGCGCTCTGCTCAGCTTTGCTTATAATCTTGGTGCCGGTTTTTACGGTGGTGATAACTTTAATACTATTACTAAACGCCTGAAGAATAAAGAGTGGGACTTAGTGCCCGATGCGCTTTATCTCTACAGAAATCCTGGTTCTAATGTTGAAGCAGGTCTTGCTCGTAGAAGAAAAGCAGAAGGTGAAGCTTGGAAAAAAGGTTAACCTCAAACTAAGGAACAAATGGAAACACCAAACAAAAAGGAAAAGTGTATGAGTACTGTTATACGCATTGCGATTTTGGGTTGGTCTGCTGCTCTCCTCACTGCTAGTTATGCTGGGGCTCTATCTAAGATGGACCCCACTTTCATTGCAACTGTTTTCACCGCATCTGCTGCAACTTTTGGTATTAACACAATGAAGAAGGGTGGTGATGAAGATGAAAAAAAAGAAGAACCACGTAGAGAAGTTGTAGTAGAACCTACACCAGAACCTGCAGCACCAGAAGTTGCTGCTGCAGAACCAACTCTTGAAGAAAGAGTTGAAGTCCTAGAAGGACAAGTACAACCACGCACAGGTAGAGCATAATGGCTAAGTCGGCAAACAAAGGTAAAAAAGGTTCTGCTGGAGGTAAGCAATCCAAGCAAAATCAAGGTAATGCAACTGCAAAAAAAGCAAAGAATGGTGGTAAGAAAAAATGATTGAATTTGTGACTTTGACTATTGTTGGACATATGATAGTTGGACCTAATTTATGCCAAACCGATTTTTTAGGTGACGATCAAATTTACACATTTACATACCAATGCCAAGAGAATGGAACACTCCTAAACGAGAGTGTTGGAATGCTCCCATCCATCAAATACTCAAAGCTATAGATAATCACACCCGTCTTCACATGGAGACGGGTGATTTTTGGCATGAAGAACAGGCCCAGATCTTGAGAAAGTATGTAAAAGATTTGAAAGTCTGGATACATAAAGAAGAAGGTTGGTGGAACGAATGAAAAAGTTATTCACCTCAGTTGGTTTAGTTTTATCTTTAGCATTTCCTGCTATAGCATCATCTTTAGAACCAAAACAACCAACAGTACGACCCTATAGTGCAGAGGCAATGGGTTGTATGATTCTCTTAGAATGCACTGAAGGAGTGGAAAAACTCACAGTGGATTCTGAACTACTAAAGGATCCAGATTTTGATCCGTTTAGAGAAGAACTAAAAAGAATCATTGCTGCTCTTGATGGGGTAAATGTGCCCGTGTATGTTGCACCAGAAAGATATTTTACACCGAGAACAGTAGGATTATACAAACCAAACTACAATCGTTTCTTTGTAAATGAAACTCTCCTTAAAGATCCCAGAGAGTTTCTTGGAACAATGAGGCACGAGGGATGGCACGCTGTTCAAGATTGTATGGGCGGAGGAATGCAAACTTCTTTTATGGCTCAAGTACATCAGGACTCTGAGATTCCTGCTTGGGTAATGAAGCAGACTAGATTAACTTATGAATCAATGATGCAAAGTCGTGCGATTCCTTGGGAAGCAGATGCTAACTGGGCAGAAGAACAATCAAATCAGACCGCAGAAAAGTTAGAAATGTGTGCGAAGGGTCCTCTGTGGGAACAAATTCGTCCTACACCAATGACTATGGATTGGTTGATTGGTTGTGGTTGGATGAAACCACAAGAGGGTAAGTATCCTTATTATCCAAATAAAAAAGTAGAGTATTGTACAGAAGGTAAGTATTGATGGAATTTCCTTGGGGAGTTGTAACAATATTGGGATGTGGTCTTATCTTTACTGCATATGTAATTTACTACATATTACGATTAGCACACGAGGAAATGAAAGATGAAAAATTTAGCAATCATTCTATCAACGACAAGTCTTCTCATTAGTGGAGCACTTTGTTATGGTGCTTATGTAACTTATAAAAAGGCAGAAGCAATTCTCAATAACCCAGAACAGTTTGTTGGTAAGGTTGTGGAGAACCAAGTCAATAAAGCATTTGAAAAATTACCTATTCCAAAACTAAATAGTGAGAAGTTTAAGTTGCCCTTCTAATAAATATCTAAAAAGTATTTGTAAAATGGACGCACAAGAACTTCGCAATCTTCAAGAAGCATATATGGAAGTTGTTGAAAATCAGCAACTTGATGAAGCATCTGGTGGTATTATAGGGGGAAAAACTTTTTCTTCTGGAAGTTCTCAATTAAAACAAAAACCAAAAAGTTCTTCAAAATTGGGTAGAAAAATTGGTAAATCTTTGAGTGGTTTTAGTTTCGGTGGTGAAAAACCAAAAGATATTGTTAAAAGAACTAAAAGTGCTAGTGATAGTGAATTGAATACCTTATCAAGAAGAAGTGATGAAAAAGAACCAGGAAAAGGTAGAAGTAAAAGTGGTAGAGAGTTTCAGTTAAAAGTTATTGAAAGAGAGAAGAGAAGAAGAAGTAAAACTAATGAAGAAGTAGATATTTACGACATCATCCTCTCACATCTTCTTGATGAAGGATATGCTGAAACTCCAGAAGCAGCAGAAGCAATTATGGTGAATATGAGTGAAGAGTGGAGAGATAGTATTATTGGTTGATAAATATTAGTGCTTGTTTGTGGTTATTCAAGCAAAGGATTGGGAGCAGAAATGCTCCTTTTCTTGTATAAATAACTATAACCACAAACAAAGCAGATGGAATACTACACTTACGCTTATTTGCGTGAAGACGGAACACCTTATTACATCGGTAAAGGTAAGGGGTTTAGATTGTATGTTAAAAAAAGAATTGTGCCTTTACCAAGTAAAGATAGAATAATATATCTAAAAAGAAATCTAACAGAGCAAGAGGCAATCAAACACGAAATTTATATGATTGCTGTTTATGGTAGAAAAGATAATGGGACTGGTATTTTGAGAAATCTTACTGATGGTGGAGAGGGAACTTCTGGTAAGATTATTAGTGAAGAACAAAAGAAATCTCATAGTTTGAGGATGAGTGGTACAAATCACCCTTTTTATGGTAAAACTGCTTCAAAATCTCATAGAGAAAACATAAGTAATGCTTTATCTGGTAAGAAAAAAACAAAGGAACATATAGAAAAACTACCACAAAATAAGAAAGGAGCAGTTCGTTCCCAAGAATTCAAGGACAAAAGAAAAAATTATATGACTGGGAGAAAGTGGTGGAATAATGGTGAAGTTGAAAAACTTTTTGGTGGTAATGAAGTTCCT